CTGCATGTTCGGCAAGAACATCACCAGTCCCGCAAATCCGCGCGAGACGCAGCCGCATTTCTTCGAATCCCGATTCTCTGAGCTGTTAAAGCTGCTCGATACCGTTCATTGAGGTGACCGTGAGAGCACTACTGACCCCTGAAATTGCCCCGCGTATGGGGATCGTATTGTTCAGGCCAGGTTCAGAGCTGATGCCCCTGTTTATGCAGGGGCGTGTCCTGCTGGAGCCTGAGCCGGAACGTTATTCATCTTTCGCCAGTGGTGCCGTTCCGGCGGCATCACAACCGCTGGCGGATGATCCTGCCGTTCGGGCCGTGTTCCGCAATGAGGCAGTGATCCGTCGTGCTGGTGGCGTGGAATGTCTTGAAAGCTGGTTACTTCGTGAAAAAGGCTGCCAGTGGCCTCATTCCGACTGGCACAGCGAGAACATGACCACAATGCGACACGCTCCGGGTGCAATCCGTCTGTGCTGGCACTGCGATAACCAGCTGCGCGATCAGTTCACGGAACGGCTGGAATCAATGGCAACGGATAACTGTGCCCGCTGGGTGTTGTCTGTTGTGCGTCGGGATCTCGGTTTTGATGACAGTCACGTTGTGACAATGCCGGAACTGTGCTGGTGGCTGATTCGTAATGATCTGGCGGATGCCTTACCGGAAAGTGCAGCCCGTAAGGCACTGAGATTACCGAAGCCTGTTGTGCCGTCTGTTACCCGGGAAAGTGACCTTGTGCCTTCGGTTCCTGCCACCAGCATCATTCAGGATAAGGCGAAAAAGGTGCTGGCGCTGAAAGTGGATCCGGAGTCGCCGGAGTCTTTTATGTTACGCCCAAAACGTCGCCGCTGGGTTAATGAAAAGTACACGCGCTGGGTTAAGACACAGCCGTGTGCATGTTGTGGAAAGCCCGCTGATGATCCCCACCACCTGATAGGTCACGGTCAGGGTGGAATGGGAACAAAAGCGCATGACCTTTTTGTGTTGCCTTTGTGCAGAAAGCATCACGACGAGCTGCATGCGGATACCGTGGCATTTGAAGAGAAGTATGGCTCCCAGCTGGAGCTGATATTTCGTTTTATCGATCGTGCGCTGGCAATTGGCGTGCTGGCCTGATTTTGTGGAGAAAGTTGATGCGTGATATTCAAATGGTTCTTGAACGTTGGGGGGCATGGGTGGCAAATAATCACGAGGATGTGGAATGGTCATCTGTTGCTGCAGGTTTTAAGGGATTAATTCCTTCGAAAGTAAAATCCCGCCCGCAATGTAGCGATGACGATGGCCTGATCATTAGCTCTGCGATGACAGTTCTTAAGAAAAAGGAACCGTATCAATACGAATTACTGGAAATGTATTATGTGTATGGGGTTACATTACGGGCGTTGGGGGTAAAACTGGGGATATCACTTAATCAGGTTGTTATCAGACTGCAGAAAGCTGAAGGGTTTATTGACGGTTGTCTGGCAATGTTGGGGGTATCTTTAGAAATTGATTGTTACATATAGTAATAAATTCAATCAAAGTAAATAATCATATTTTATTATAACCTCCTGATGATACCTGTTCATCGGGAGGTTATTATGGATAAAAATGTAGAGCATGTATTAGTTGATGCAATTGAAAATAAGCAATCTTTAACAGTCGTTTACTTAGGAGGGAGCCAGCCCGGAACATTAAGGAATATTTCTCCGATTAGTATAAATGGGGATAAATTGCGGGCAAGATGCCATAGTTCTGGAGCAGTAAAGGTTTTCAATCTTGGGAAAATACAGTTACCCAGTGACTCCTGCGCGGTATCTATGCACTATGGAGATTTAGAAGTTAAAGCTTATGAGACGATGCAGAGCGTAAATGACAACTTTCATGCCCTTTATCCTGAAGGACGATGGGGTGTTGATTTTAATGAGCATCGCTTTGCTTTATTTGATTTTTTTAAAAACGGGAAACGAAAAAAAACGGCATTTATGGCAATTGAGTTCAGGGAAAGAGATGAAGAGAAAATAATAACAGGTGTAACAATTGATATTGGTATATCTGGAACAGTGATTTCTGAGAAGTCCCGAATCCCAAAAAGACGACCATGGGTAGTGGTTGGTCCCGAACACGGAGAATACAGTACTTATTCAACTTTGGACAAGGCTGCTACAGCGTTTTTTGAGAGGCTTTCGTTGATAGCATCCGGCCTGGAAGATAATTGATTTTATGTTTGGTATTCAGAGTTCGCCGTGCTTAAGTCAAGATTCTAAAAATACTGAATGAGCTACTTGTGTTATAACAAAAATGCTATTAGTGTGTTAAGAGTGGTTACTTCGCCACACAACTTAAACCCGCCGCTGAGCGGGTTTTTCTGTACCCGGAATTCTGTGGCTATCCAGAAAGCTCATGGAAAGAGGAGAAAGGCAATAATTTATAACAAAATCTTAAAGATCGCCTTGTATACTATTAGTTTTGTAAATATTGTGTATTTTGAGTATTGCAGGATAACCCTGTGACGAAGTTAGTGTAACAACACTTTTGCTCTACGAGTTTCGCCAGCCTCCCCCAGTGGCTGGCTTTTTTATGTCCGTAGCGTCAAAGCAGCAATGGCGCTGGGGCGTCGTGCAATTGGCGTTGAGCTGGAGAGCGGGCGTTTTGAGCAGACGGTCAGGGAAGTTCAGAATGTAGTCAGTCAGAACGGATGATATTGCAGAATTAGTTACGTACCGTTATTATCCTGCGCCCGGCCCTTTAGCTCAGTGGTGAGAGCGAGCGACTCATAATCGCCAGGTCGCTGGTTCAAATCCAGCAAGGGCCACCATCACATACCGCCATTAGCTCATCGGGATAGAGCGTCAGCCTTCGAAGCTGGCTGTGCGGGGTTCAAGTCCCCGATGGCGGTCCATTATCAGCATCATGCGTTGTTAGCTCAGTCGGACAGAGCAATTGCCTTCTAAGCAATCGGTCACTGGTTCGAATCCAGTACAACGCGCCATATTTATTTACTTGGCTCGCTTTTGCGGGCCTTTTTTTGTATCTGCGTTACACCATTAACTAATAAATCGAGTGCTTATCAGGAGGCTATGTGAAAAAACTGATGGTGACGATTGGTCCGTTCGAAACAGAAGTTAGTTTTCGTGTTGTTCAGGGGGAGAGTGTACTTGTTGAAGATGTATTTCATGGAAAATCAACAGGTCCTTATGTAAAAGAATATCTTATCGACGCCACGGATGAAAATATTGAGGTGGTGTACGATTCCGTCAATCACCCTGATTTGATCATTAAGGCAAAATTGAAGCCACTTTATTGATCTGACCGGGAGCAATCATAAAATATCTCTGGGTACCCACAAGGAGATAAATATGTTTGTTTCTGAAGTGTTAATGGAAGATAAGGACAACAAAGGATGGGTTAAAGGTTGGGCTGTGGTAAGAAGCTCGCCCTGGCATCTTGTTGGGGTTTTTGCGACAGAGGAAGACGCAGAAACGGAAGCAAGAAAGATGGGAGATAAGTACGAGGTTCACTATGGCTCGCATCGAACAGGAAGTGATGATTTTGTCTGGGGGGAGTAACAGTCGTTTAACCCCAGAATAATCCCGTAACTGAGGTCGCTATTGGCGGCCTTTTTTGTATCCGCGCCACGCCCGGCGCATATCAACCACAGAGCCTTTCGGGGGTGAGCTTACGGAGTGGTCAGTGTGACTTTCTCTGTGGGCAGATCGCTCCCGGGCGTTGGCTCACCCACCCAAAGGAACGTCACGATGTTTGGTATTTTTGGTAAAAAAGCCCGCCGAGCGGCAGTGGAAATTAAAAAGTTTGAGAAACGTGATCTGGCACAGGCGGTTATTAATGCTGCCTATCTGGTGGCCTATGCAGATGGTGAATGTGAGGCTTCAGAGAAAGCGAAGATCGAGCAGATCTTGCGTAACCAGCCTGCGTTGTCCGCGTTTACGTCAGAAATTAATGCGATTAGCGCAACCATTATCGGTCAGCTGGATACGAACTTTAAAATTGGTCGTCGAGCGGCATTGCGTGAAATTGAAGATGTGAAACACGATACGCGTGAAGCGGAAGATGTGCTGGATGTGGCGGTGGCCATTGCGGAGGCAGACGGCGAAATTGAGCCGGAAGAGCGCAAGGTGCTGGAAGAGATTGCCGGTGTTCTGGGTCTTCGTCTGGAGAATCACCAGTGACGGTAAAACTGCGCCTGGCTGTGGCTGCACTCCTGCTGTTTCTGGTGGTGATGGTGGATTTCACCAGCAGAATCATGTCGGTGCTGGCGGATGGGGTGCTGGTCTGCGGCATTGTGGTATTGCTGTGGCCGGTGATAAAAAGAAACAGCCTGCATAATGCTTGATTTTTTTATTTGCTGTTTATTAAAAATACTACTGCATGGTGAATCCCCCTGTGCGGAGGGGCGATCAGCAACCAGGTATATGGGATAATCGCGGATTCAGGTGCTGATACTGAATTCACCGGGAGGCACCCGGCACCATGCTTTGCCGCAAAAGTGTTGTTTCTGTTTTTCTCAAACTATCATCGTTATCCCTTTATTTCCGGCTGCGCATGGCGTGGCCTTTTTTTTACGACCAGCCACTGGCAGATGGCCATCCTGTAATTTGATTCCGGTTCCGGCTTTTTAACTCTGTTCCTGTACACGGGAGAAATTCGATGTCGATTAAACATTATGATGTTGTCAGGGCGGCGTCGCCGTCAGACCTTGCGGAAAAGCTGACACACAAACTGAAAGAGGGCTGGCAGCCGTTTGGTAGTCCGGTGGCCATAACCCCTTATACCCTGATGCAGGCGATTACAGCAGAAGGTGATGTGGTGGTCAGTGGTGCAACTGAGCCGGATTGGTACTACGTCATCGTACTGGCCGGGCAGTCCAATGCCATGGCTTACGGTGAAGGGCTTCCGCTGCCGGATTCATACGATGCTCCGGATCCGCGCATTAAACAGCTGGCGCGCCGCAGTACAGTTACGCCGGGTGGGGCTGCATGCAGATATAACGATATTATTCCGGCCGACCACTGCCTGCATGATGTGCAGGATATGAGTACGCTGAATCATCCGAAGGCAGACCTGAGCAAAGGGCAGTACGGCTGTGTCGGCCAGGGCTTACATATTGCCAAAAAACTGCTCCCGTATATCCCGAATAACGCGGGGATCCTGCTGGTACCATGCTGTCGTGGTGGTTCGGCATTCACCCAGGGCGCGGAGGGGACATTCAGTGCGGACACGGGGGCCAGCCAGGATTCGGCACGCTGGGGTGTGGGTAAACCGTTATATCAGGACCTGATTGCGCGCACTAAAGCTGCATTACAGAAGAACCCGAAAAATGTGTTGCTGGCGGTGTGCTGGATGCAGGGAGAGTTTGACATGAGCGCCGCCACCCACGCACAGCAACCTGCGCTGTTTACAGCCATGCTGACACAGTTTCGTGCTGACCTCTCCGTGTTTAACGCGCAGTGCCATGGTGGCAGTGCTGCAGATGTGCCGTGGATTTGTGGTGACACGACGTATTACTGGAAAAATACATACGCTACCCAGTACGACACCGTGTACGGCGGGTATAAAAACAGGGAGAGTGAGGGCGTTTATTTTGTGCCCTTCATGACAGACGGTAACGGCGTCAATACCGCCACTAACGCGCCGGCAGAAGATCCGGATATTCCGGCATCAGGATATTACGGTGCGGCATCGAGAACGAATGGAAACCAGGTATCATCAAACCGCCCGACACATTTCAGTTCATGGGCGCGCAGGAGCATTATTCCGGATCGTCTGGCAACCGCTATTCTGAACGCAGCCGGGCGCACCTCAGCCTTCATCAGTGGTAAGGCACCGGAAATCAAACCCTCGCCCGGCGGCAACACGCCATCGGGTCCGTCTGCAGATACGTCCGTTCGCACAATCTCCCTGCTGCCGGCAGCCGGAGAGGCTGCTGCGCAGGGCTGGAGCATTAAGGATGGCGGAATTCAGTTGTCAGATGGTGTATTTAAGATCACCAAGCAG